ACTAAACGACAAGAACTTGAGAGGGCTATTCTTAAGAGTGCTGATCATCTTGAGAAGGGCGAGTATGGACCTGTAGAGAAACTGATCAAAGATGCTGTTCAGATTTCTCTACAGAAGGATATGGGTACAGATTACTTTGCTGATCCCCGTGGTCGATTAATGGCATTGAAATCTAATAATGGTCAGAACAGCACAGGTTGGCCAACACTTGATCAGAAGTTGTATGGTGGTTTCAATCGCGGTGAACTACAAATCTTTGCTGGTGGTAGTGGATCAGGTAAGAGTTTGATCATGCAGAACCTAGCAGTCAACTGGGTACAGAATGGATTGAGTGGGGTCTACATCACACTTGAATTGAGTGAAGGTTTGTGTAGTATGCGATTGGATAGTATGATGACTGATACTAGCACAAGAGAAATCTTCAAAGACCTAGACAATGTTGAAATGAAGGTCAAGATGGTTGCTAAGAAGTCTGGCAATTTGCGTGTCAAATATATGCCAGCACAAAGCAATGTGAATGACATCAGAGCATATGTCAAGGAATTACAGATACAAACAAATATGAAAGTAGATTTCATATGTGCTGACTATCTTGACTTAATCATGCCGGTGAGTGCTAAGGTCAGCCCGAGCGATTTATTCATCAAGGACAAGTATGTGAGTGAAGAACTACGCAATCTCGCTAAAGAACTCAACGTATTGTTAGTCACAGCAAGTCAGTTGAATCGTACTGCGGTAGACGAGATTGAGTTTGATCATAGTCATATCGCAGGTGGTATTAGTAAGATCAATACTGCTGATAATGTATTCGGTATCTTTACGAGTCGCAGTATGCGTGAGCGTGGGTTATATCAAATTCAGTTGATGAAAACACGCAGTAGTTCGGGTGTAGGTCAAAAGATTGAACTTGCGTTTGATGTCGAGACGCTACGTATTACAGATAACGGGGAAGTTGCCCCTAGACCCCAACCCTCAGGATCACAGCTTTTAAGTCAAATTAAGGCTACAAGTCAAGTCGGAGCCGTAAATGAAGCTGTCGCTGAAACTGTAAAACCAGACGAAAATAAGGTCGTAGCCGACGTTCAAAGCGCAAAACTCAAAAGTCTGCTAGCGTCATTAAAGAAATAAAAGATCCGTTTTCAGATAAATACTACATTATGCAAAAGCGCACACGTAGTCTTTTGGAAGAGTTGGAAGCAGTTGGAAATAACCGTGATTTAAATCATGTTATTGAAAGCAGGGCTAACAACGTCATTACAAGTGCTATAAACTTAATTGAACTTATTAACCGAAATTATAGTAGTGAAAAGGCAGAAATACTAGAAAAAAAGTTATTAAGTGCTATTAAGAGCAAAGAACCTACACGATTTGCGAAATCATTGAGGAAATAAAATGCGTATTAATGAGTTAAAAGCTGTAAAAGGTTGGCTAGATAAATTAGGCAAGGGCGCTGACGCCCCGGATACTAGCGGTGTAGGTAGTGCGATGATGCGCGGTAGAAAGTCAGGCCTAAGCACAGAAGATCAATTAACACAAGATACTTTTGTCAAAAAGTTCGTATCTAGAGGTCTTAACAGCATCAAAACTGCTGTAGAGCAGGGTATAGTCGATCTAAATGCTACTGGTTCTGGAGCTCCAGCTGGAGATCAAGAACAACCACAGCAAGGAGATGCACAAAAGCAAGGAGATGCACAAACCCAACAGGGTTCGACACAACCAGCAGCCGCAGGTGGCGCACAAGCAGGAACACAACCAGCAGCCGCAGGTGGCGCACAAGCAGGAACACAACCAGCAGCCGCAGGTGGCGCACAAGCAGGTCAGGCGGTGCCGGGTTCTGCTGCGGCGGCCGCAGCTTCCGTAAAGAAAGGTAAATCTCCTGGTAATCAGGCTATCGCTACAGGTCAAAAACAAGGTGTAGCAAAACCAGAAATTGATATGAAAGTCGATAAGATTGTTAGTACTATGAGAAAGTTTCAACCAACTGGAACTAAACCTCTTCCTCCTGAAAGTAAGTTGGCAAAAGAAATTACAGCCGATTTAGGTAAAGTAAGTTTAAATAAAGATTACCTATTGAGAGTGGGCGAAAGAATTCTCAAAGCAAATAATGCAGATTATGATGTCAAGAATTTACATCAACAGTTCATGGGACAACTTGCTAAGGGAATGAAGAACAAGTCAATACAAGAAGCAAGAATGTTTGAGATACTAGTAAGACTTGTCAATGAAGCAAAATTCAGACAACAGGTTCGTGAGTCAGGTCATGATCCTAAACTAGTGATAACAAAGTTTAGAACATTATTAGAAAATAGTACCAATGAAGGCATACTTGATAAAGTAAAAGGCTTCTTTGGTAAGAAGCCAGCCGCACAACCAGCAGCGCCGGCAGCAGCTCCAGCAGCAGTTCCAGCAGCAGCTCCTGCTCAACAAGCAGCTCCTGCAGCGTCAGGTAAGCAAAGTCTTGGTCAATGGTTTAAAGAAACATTTATGACTAATTTCTTAAGGGGAATTAATTTAGATGCAGCCATGCCGCAGATACAAAAAATTCTTGACAATATGGGTAAAAGTTATCAGTCCGGTAATATAGCAAAGGATTTACAGAATATCGCTATGATTGCATTTGCTCAGTCAGATATGGGCAAAACTAAGGACCAATGAAATTTAAAAGCGAAGTAGAATTTTTTCAGAAGATAAAAAAGTCTTTTAATAGGTTAACTTCTGATTCAAAACTAATTTTGGAAGGTAAAGGTCATTTAGATCATCCAGAAGATTTAGTAATTTTGAGTGATGTTGAAGGTGCTCAACGTGCTTTAAATTCTATAGTAGCTACTGCGAAAAATCCTAAAACAATTACCATTAAATGGGATGGATATCCTGCATTAATATTCGGTCATGGTCCAGATGGTAAGTTTTCTATCATGGACAAGCACATGTTTAATAGAAAAGACGGTGCTGGAAGAAAAGTGTTTAGCCCTGAAGAATTTATCGCATACGATAAGGCAAGAGGTGTAGATCGAGGAGATTTAAATGCACTTATCGCAAATATATGGCCAGGATTAGAAAAAGCTAGTAAAGGGACAAAGGGTTATTATTGGGGTGACTTACTATTTGGTCAGGCACTTAAAGATAGTGGCGGATTATTTAAATTTAAAGCTAATCCAAATGGTATAGCATATACCGTTGATGTAGATAGCGATATTGGTAAACTTTTAGCAGGCAAAGTTGCAGGCATTGCTGTGCATCAATATTTAAATTCTGATGCTATGTCTACAGATGATGCCACATCATTAGATGGTACCATAGGAAATCTCAAAAATAATAGCAATGTCGCTATAGTACCAAGTGCTATGCCAACAACACCGTCGGTAAAAATAGATGGCAGTTTGGTGACTCAAGCAAAATCAGCAATTAGCAAATATGGACAAAGTGTAAAACAATTAATGACTACTGCTCCGCAAGCAAGAAATACATTTAATACTTTATTCACTACTTTTATAAACAAACAAATTGTATCCGGTGATGTGAAGAATCTATCTGATAAGTTTTTAGACTATTTTGAGTCTAGGCCAATGACCCCAAAAATGAAGGAAAAATTAAGCAACCACCTCAATAATAATAAAGAAGGAATAATTGGATTATTTACGATCTGGGCTGCGTTATATCAATTGAAAATGAATGTAGTCGAACAGTTAGCAACATCAGCAGCAGAAAGTCCGGTAAAAGGGTATTTACAGACCGGTCAGCAAAGCCAAGAAGGATTTGTCAGTCAGGGCTTGAAATTCGTAGATAGAATGGGCTTCAGCCGTCAAAATCTAGCAGGCCGTTAGTCTCCAAACCGACGTTTTTTATCACTAGGCATAAATATTAGTATGAACCTTACGAGGTTCAAACTAATAAGGAGATTTTAAAATGGCACAATTTACAAGAGTCAATGGTGACTACAAACAAGTATTATGGTTAGACGCACCAGATTACACTAATACTGGCGTCAATGCTGTAACTTCAGCAGTAACAGTTCAGCCACAAGGCCCAAAGTTAGACTTTTTCACTCTAACAGGCAATGGCTCACAGATCG